CGCGGGGCCCCTCTGTGTCCTTCATTCGTCGGACACCACTACCATAGGGAATTCCGTATGTCAGTTTACGCGTCGAAGGAGACTCAGGTGCGCTTCTTCATTGAAGTGCTTTTTGAAATCCTGGGTCTCATCACGCGGCTGCAGCGGAACATTGATCCGACAGGCTCACAAAGTCTGTCGGATTCCCTTGGCCGAGCCTCTTCGTCCATCCAAGCTTGCTTGGATGAATGCGAAAAGGTGAAGCCCGGTAGTGCTTGAGAACTCTGGCGCGACAGGACGACCCGTCCTGGCGATGTTCCAGACTCCTCAAGGGCGTAGCTAGATAGCCTGTGAAGGCGAATCTAGTCGTTTCGTGTGTAGCCCGCGCCGTGAGGCGGGATCCAGCTCACACGAGCACCATGGTGTGGTACCATGGGCATTCCCCTGGATAAGGGATGCAGTGTTGTAAAAGGGCGTATTGAAACCACGCCTCGCTGTCAGTCCATCCTAGGGGCCTCGCTGTGAAGCGTTTAACCCTGACCGGATGCAAAGACAATGACGACACCTATCACCGGACCGTTCACGAAAACCATTTCGTTGAATGGGACGCCGAACTCTTTTGGCTTTAAGCCATTACACTTGTCGATTACTCGAAAGTGGTACCGACAGAAGAAGCCTTACAACCTTCCTCTGGGTTACGAGTTCAGCCACCAACGCATCTGGAACTATGAGAGTTTCGATGGGGCGACGTACAAGGAGATTTCGAAAGGAATCTACGCGGACTTTGCTCTGACCCCGCAAGGGGATGAGGCCTACAACAAGGCCTACTCGAAATTCACTAACAAGGTGCATGGTGAACAAGCTCAACTTGCCGTCAGCTGGTTGGAGCGTCAGAAGACGCTTGACATGATGGCGAAGCGACTTGTTCAAACCCGGAAGCTTGTGAAAGCTATCCGAACGTTTCGATGGGGAGAAGCCGCAAATCTATTGGGCTTCAGCCACTCTGGCCGCCGCAAGGGAACCGCTCCACCAAAGGAGTGGCGAACTCACGCGAACAAAAGTGGTGCTGCCTACCTCGAATTTCATTTCGGGTGGGAGCCGACCATCAAAGAGGTCATGCGGTGTGTTGATCTCCTTTCAGGGGATTGGCCGCGACCGCGCATCCGCGCACGTGCCACTGTTATAGGTAGGCATGCTGAAGCTGTGGGGACAGGGTTGAGTCTTAACACGACTAGCTTTGTCACTACCAGCAAGCGGAGCTTGACGGCAGAAATCCGGATCTCCGATCCGAACCTGCTGCTTGCTGACCAAGTGGGCCTTGTAAACCCACTGCTAATTGTTAACGAAGTGATCCCATTCAGCTTCATAGTTGACTGGGTCGCCAACCTGAGCGATTATCTGGAATCGTTCTACCCCTTTACTGGGATATCGTTGGTAAACCCTTACAGGTCTAACGTTAACATTAGCCGCCAGTATCATCTCTACCCAAACCACCCGTCTCGTGAGAGATGGTGGTCGGAGAGTATGAGTGTCGACAGGATCCTCGGCCCTTTTCCAGGGCCGACCCTTAGACTTCGGAGGTTAAAACCTCTGTCCGAAACGAGAGCAGCAACCGCTGCATCGTTGTTACTTCAACAGATTCGACGGGGGAAAGCCCCCTGGTAGTCTTCATTCTCCTTCGGGAGTTAGGAAAGTGTGAGCATGGCTCAACAAACGAACCTCACCGTCATGAAAGCAGACGGAACAACCGCTGTCACCTTTACTGCCATTCAACCGGCAAGTGGGGACCGACAGCCCGCCATCTGGCGGAACGAATCGGTAGGTGCGGCGATCGCTCACCGGCCGCGCTTTACCCTGAGCAGCCGTAAGGCTGGCAACGGGGACGGGCGCTGGCTGGACTATGAGTTCACGTACCCATCGACCGTTACTGGTTCCGATGGCCGTATTTCTGTGGCGTACAAGCACGTCCACAAAGGCTCAGTCCTGGTGCTCGACAACCAACCGGTTGCCGACATCGCTGAAGGCGTGGCGCAAGCCATTAACCTTCTGGATCATGCTGATGTGGTCGCTGCGATCAAGTCGCAGTTCGCTCCTACCTAAAGGAGCGACGGCATGCTGCAAAACTTGCTGCCAGTAGATCTGGAGCAGGTGGTCCTGCGCTATTGCGAGGACCTCTCCACCCCCATCTCGCTTGGCGTAGCAATACGTTGCAGGTATGGGGCTTGGGACGAGCTCGCTGCTATGCGAGTCGACCCGAAGCACTACTTCGAAGCTGACAGCTATTGGCGTGATGCCGCTGCTGTAGGCTTGCTTCGGAAATGTCAGGATTTGCCCACTACCATCGACCGCGAGGCCGTGGCGGTAGCAAATTTCTGGACATCGGAGCGTCAGTGCTTTCGTACCAATGAGCGGTTACAACCTCACGTGTATCCCGAGTTGTCTTCGGACGACCCGGCATTTGAGGGCGCCAAAGCCTTTCTGGCCTTGGCACGAGAAATTGTAGCCGATCTACTCGGACCCTGTCCTGACCTTAAGGATGGCAAGTTCGGGCCTGGTGCGACATTTGGAGATAGAGGGAAGCTGACGACGGTTCCCGATAAGATGTCTAGTCGACCCACGTTGACATCGGACGCGATATGGTACTTGGTCCCTTGGACGGGTACCGCATGGGCGAAAGCTTGTGCATCCGCCGAGAAAGATCCGGAGTTCGTCCGAGGAAACCGCTTTACAACGGTGCCCAAAGACTGCGCCAAGGACCGCGGCATAGCCGTGGAACCTAGCGTTAACCTCTTCTATCAACTAGCCTATGGCCAAGTGATGAAAGATAGGTTGCTCCGAAGAGGTCTTGACCTCAAAAATGGACAAAGTATTCACAGGCAGGTCGCCTGTGAGGCCTCAATCAAGGGCCACTTTGCTACCATCGATCTTTCAAATGCCAGTGATACCGTTAGCAAAAGTCTTGTCAAGCTTTTGCTCCCACGGCGGTGGTACGCAGCCTTATCAGGGCTGCGCTCGCCGTATACTCAGATGAAGGGCCCTGACGGGCGCCAACACTGGGTGCTGCTTGAGAAATTTAGCAGCATGGGAAACGGTTACACCTTCGAGCTCGAGACCGTAATCTTTCTCGCCATTTCGATGGCGGCTATGATTTTGGCACGTAAAGCCGTTACCCCTATCCCAGGGGAGAACGTCTACGTGTATGGGGACGATATAATCGTCCCGACGGATTGCTCTGAAGATGTACTCAGCGCACTGAAGTACCTGGGGTTCACGCCGAACGAGGGTAAATCCTTTGTAAGCGGTTCCTTTAGGGAGAGTTGTGGTGGGGACTACTTTGAGGGCGAGGACGTCCGTCCTTTTTCCTTAGAGGAGTATCCCCTTGAGCCACAACAGTTCATTGCGTTGGCTAACGGACTGCGAGCGATGGCTGCGAAAAGCAGTCAGAACTCTGAAGGTCGCCATCGTGTTCTTAGGCGTACTTGGTTTAGCG